TCGGATGCAAACCCGCAGATTTTGCATTCTAACTTAGGCAAGCTCGTCTGACTCGATAACGTCTCTTGCGTAGACAAGACCTCGCTTTGTTCTAACTTTATCCCATGCTTTGTATCTTGTGCCTTTGATAACGATCTCCATAGTCCTGATCGTTATATAAGCGTCACCCGATGTGCATTTACCAACACCCGTCGGGGCGATGACAACGCCTAACTCACCTCGACCGAGTCCGCCGTTGAGAATGTCCTGTGCGTCAATTTGAGGAAGCCCTGTTGGGCACGTCTGACGTCGCGTCTTGACAAATCGCGCCTCGGTGTCCTCGAAGAAGTCATGACCAATTGCTGCAGGAGTGCCCGCTGCAAGGGCATTCTTCATGAGATCGACAACAGAGTCGATGTTGTCTGTCGCGATCATCTCAACGGCCTTCTCAAGGGCCTCGCGCATCGCCTGCTTCTTGCAGAAGTCAAGCGACTTGTCCTTGACAAACTGAAGATCGCCCATGTCTGGGTTGACACGAATTCGCTGCAGGAATTCGACAATCTGGTCTCTAAGGATTGTGTCCTTGCCCTCCTTGAGGTCGTCACGTATGATAGTGATCAGAAGAGGAAGTGTTGGAAAGTCCTTGTACTTCTGGTGATATGAGAAATATGACTTGCAAAGGTACTGCAAGTACTTCAGGTCGAAGTATGCAGGTGTCATGATCTCTGTCATCTGAGTTGCCCAAGCTCTATCTGTCAGGAGACCTTGGAAGACCTTTTCCTGGAACGACTTGCCGTATTGACTAAAGTGTGCTGTGCCTTGCGACACGTTATGCTCCAATGTGACTGAGAGTGTAGAAAAGCAGATCCACGTTAAATGTCTGGATGCCTAGTTTTAGAAGGTGTCGTATGAATCCTATCTTGTCTCTGTTCGTCTTACAACCCGCACAGAGATCTTGTATTCTCTTAATCTGCGAGCCTGCAAGGATTCCCGTGTCGAGGTGGACGAGCTGCCAGTTCCTGCGGATCGTGTCGACATTGTCAACAATCTGCTTGTGTGCCTTAACCGTAGAGTTCGCCGCAGCTTGTCGAGCCGCCAAAAAGAAATCGTCCAGCATAACTGGAGTTTCGTCTGTTAGACTTGAAAATCGTTTAGATAGGGTTTTAAACTTAACACCCGAAATTCCTGGGATGTTGTCTGATGAATCCCCACACACCGCCTTTGCCAGTGCAAAGTTATTTGGGTGGATGCCGAATCTGTCAATCACATCCTGGATTTGGATGATCTTCTTAGACGTGGGTGAGTAGATCACTGTCTTGTCTGACACGAGCTGATAGTAGTCCTTGTCAGATGATAGGATCACCTTGAGGTCTTGCGGATGCTCATACCTGCTGATGTAGGCAATGACATCATCAGCCTCGCAGTCAGGAACGTAGAGCTGGTTCACCGGAAGCAACTTGAGCAGGGCAACAATGTCCTTGATCTGGTTGTCGTGGTCAGACACTGTCGTCTTAATCTCGTCTGCGTAGATCCTGTTCAGTCGCTCGGGCCTCCGGTGTGCCTTGTATTCTGGGAATATTGAACGACGCCGGGCGGAACCACCGCCTTCCCAGACGACATAGGCCTTGTGCGGCTTAAATCGCTGCACAATTGAATTCATGTCATACAGAAAGCCGATGATTCCTCCGACGTGGTTTCCATTTGAACCCATCGCAGGATTTGCCGAAAAATGTCGAAGAAAAAGATTAAGTCCATCCAAAAGAAGGACGCAACCTTCGCCTGACATCACTCAGACTCCTCTTCCTCGTCAGACGTGGTCACAGGATCATCCTTCGACCGCACCATGACGGCCTCGATCAAGTCATCAAGGTACTCCTTGTAGTCAGGGTTCTTGAGCATGTCTCCGAACTCCGACTTGTAGAACTTCTTCTCGATGATAGGTCGCCCTTCGATCGCGTCGGTCACCGTGAAGACCTTCCACTGTGTCGTGCCTGACACACAGATAAGCTTTCCATTGATCTCACGCTCTCCGGCCTCGCGGAGGACGTCGAAGATCTCCTCATGCTCTACGATGCCCTTTCCAAAGTGAATCTGGAAATTTGCAGTCCTGAACGGCGGTGCGACTTTATTCTTGACTGTCTTTGCCGACACATTGATGCCGATGATGTCACCGTTCTTGTTCTGGATCTGCTGGCCTGCACCCAACTTGATGCGAGTCGATGCGTGGAACGGGATCGCCATTCCTCCTGGGACCGTCATTGGATCGCCGTGTAGGACGCCGATCTTCGTGCGGATCTGGTTTAGGCAGATCATAAGCACAGACTGATCGCCGATGACTCCTGTGATCTTGCGCATACCCTTTGAGATCGCTCGGGCCTGGAGACCGATCGTCTCCTTGTCATAGTCACCCAGAAGCTCCGCCTTGGGAGACGATGCTGCGACGCTGTCCCAGATGATGGTGATTGGGACGTTCTTCTGCATCGCCTTTGCCTTGACGATCGTCTTCTCAGCGACGTCAAAGACCTCTTCGGTGCAGTGAGTGTCGACGTAGACAAATCGCTTGGTGACATCGACACCCAATGCCTGGAGGTTCTCAACAGAAGTTGCATTCTCCGTGTCAATGTAGACACAGATGCCACCCATCTGCTGTGTGCTTCGAGCGATCTGTGTTGCGATGTGGCTCTTGCCGATCGATGGAGGTCCAAAGATCTCGATGATTCGACCCTCTGGGAGGCCGCCATTTCGACGATTTGCCACGATGTAGTCAAGCAATGTCGATCCAGTTGAGATCCAGCGCTTCACGTGTGTGGGAGACTCATCCTCTGCCAGGTTGTAGGCAATCCTCGATCCATTCTCCTTGTTTAGTGATGAGATCAACTCAGCGGTAAAGTCGCCTGTTGCTTCATCACCGCGTTTTTCTTTTGTGGCTCTTGCCATGGTTTCTCCTATGCTTAAAACAATACAGGCGCAGGTGTTGAATTACACCTGCGCCTGAAAATCGTTAGTCGTCCATCAAGTCTGAGAATGCATCATCGATAGACTTGTACGACTTATTTCCTGCAGGCTTCGTGGCAGTCTTTGCAGGAGGAGCATCGTCCTCATCGTCAGTCGTAGTAGTGAGCTGTGTGGTCGTCCCACCGCGAGGCGTCCCGTCTCCGTCCTGCATGCCGCCATTGATCCAATCATTGACGATCTTGCTAAGCTCATCAGGCGACTTGAGCTCATAGAGCTTGGACACGTCTGGGATATTGCTGAGCCAGGTCTTTGCGGTTGCCTGGTTGGTGTTGAGTGGCGATGCCTTGCCTCGAGGCATGACCTCGGTCTCAGTGTACTTCTTGCCGTTAGGCTTGAAGCAACGGACCTTCACGTCACGACCACTCTCAGGATCGGTGATGTCACCGTAGTCCTCGTCGACCATGATCGCGAGGAGCGACTGGTAGACCTGCTTGCCGAATGCCCAGAGCTGGACACCCTTGTCCTCCTCGCCTCGAACGATGACGGGAGCGTAGCAACGCATCTTCGGGTAGAGCTTCTTGGCAAGCTCGTAGGACTCCTTGGTCCCCTCATCGCGAAGCTTGTTGATCAGGTCCTGGATAGGATCTGCCTTGCCGTACTGGTAAGGGGCAAGGAGGCCTGGGTTGTTACCGATGTTGTAGTAGAACCAGAGCTCCTTGAAGGGCTGACCGTCGTTGCTTGGGAAAGAGAGAAGTCGAACCGTGTACTCCTCGCCCTCCTTGGGCTTCCAGGATGCCGAGCTCTTCTTGTTATTACCCGAGAGATTGTCAAGCTTCTTGCGAATTGCGTCAAAATTGATTGCCATGATTTTTTGTTTTTCCTAGTTAGTAGTTAATGATTAATGTGCAACTTACAGCTGCCAATTTGTAATCTACGATGTGTAGCTTATTTGGTTGGTGAGGTAAGCTCACAGGGTTATAATAAACCCCAGTGAGTTGTTTTTCAAGGTCTTGGCTTAATTTTCGAGGGGTCCTGTAGGTAGGATCCACCGAAGGGTTTTGCCATCTTCTTGTAAAAGTCTTTCTTTCTTGCGGGTCCAGCACCTAGAGGAATTGTGTATCCTGCAATGGCGGCGGCACCTGAGAACTCGTCGAGTTCAAGGTCGTCGTCTACGTCAAAGTCCACGCGAAGGAGGTCGTCTGTGAATTCCCTGAGTAGTGTCTCATATTGGACTGCCGTCGATATGATCGCCTTGGCACCGTAAGGTTCAAAGTCAACCATGTTAGGCTGGCCAAGTCCCTTCATCTTCACGTTTCTTGACAGTTTTCTAGGGCCTGCAAGCTTTCTCGTCGCGATGGAGTCAAAATTGAACGTGTCACCTGCGTCATCTCGGTCGTCGACGTGATGGCGACCCAATTTGTACGAGAATGTGGAATCTGCAGAACCCTCAAACCCGCCCATGCTCCTGAACGGCTTCGGAACATAGGGCCTGCCAATCTTTTGAGCAGCATCATCGCCGCCTCCGATCGCACCTGCGACTGGGACGGCGACGCCTCTTGACGAGTACTGGTTGAGACGACCTTCTGCGCGTGACATCTTATATTCTAATTATCCTCTTCCTTCATCACTGCCATCCTGATTGCGCTCTGGAGCACAACTGCAAGATTATTTTCGCACCCTGCATAGAATCGATTCTCCTCACTTGACGTACCTGACTGCACGAGGATTGCGATCCACTCGTCCAATGTTAGATGAACCCCACTCGTCTGGAGGAGATACAGGGTCCTGTGCGGGTGTGTCATCTTGGGAATGTCAGGATTGTAGGTGTAGACCTGCCCACGTTCAACGTGCCATGACGATGTCTGCGGAACGAAATAGTCCCTGCTCTCGTCGCCGATCTTGCCTACCTCGTGAAGAAGACAAACTATGGCCAAGCTCTCGGGACTTACCTGCACACCTGTCGCTTCGACCAACTTCCTTGCAATCCTAAAAGTCTGGAGAGCGTGCTCGACGAGACCACCTGCACTTGAAGTTGAGCGCTTGGACAGATTGTGTGATGGACACACAGCGATGCGTTCTCCATATGTCTCGAGAAAACTCTCAAGTGCAGCAGACCGGTCTCCGGTCTTTGACAGGATCTTTTGGAATGTCTCGAAGTTACTAATCACTCTTTCTTGCATTGAACACCTTTGTTGTGACGTGAAATGAGGTTTCGAGGCTAGGAATGTAGATGCCAGATCCGATTCTAGACCTCAGCTTCTCAAGATCGGAGTTTTTGACATCTACGACCAGCTCATCGTGTAGGATGAAGATGGGTCGAATGATGTCGCTATTGTCTTTCACAAGGTTTAAGAAACCCTCACAGGCGACATCAACGGCCGTCGATTGTGTGAAGTGATTGACATATAGGCTCTCGTTCTCACAACTTAATGGACGACCAAAGTGGTTTCTGATAAATCCATCATGCATGTCCTGCTTGATTCTCGCGAGGATGTCCTTGACACCTAACTTATCTCGGATCCTGTCATACGCAACATCAGGATCCTGTTCAGACATGAACTTGACGATGAAGTTCTTTCTTGCCATCCCATACAGGATCGCGAGGATCATGAGCTTTAGAGTCTTTCGACTGACGTGTGCCAGCTGGAGTTTTTCGCCTATCGACGTGTAGATGTCTGCAGGAAGCGTCTTGGCACCCATCAGTGTCATGATGACACGAGGTTCAAGCGCATTGTAATCGACACTCAACAGCGTTCCCTCATCTCCCCATGAGGATCGAAAGATGTGTCGAAGCTCCTTGCTCATCGTCAAGATCTTGGGACCTGACTTGACGGACATTCTGCCTGTTGAGGATCCGTAGTTGTCGTACTCAATCCTTGCGCACTGACCTTCTGTGTTTGCCGCGAAGGTGTCTATGACATTATCATCTTGCTGTCGTAGAAGGCTCAAATCAACATTCGCACTTTGAAATGAGTCAAGCAGGAGATTTTGAGTCTGGTATTGACCCGCATAGTAGGAATCTTCTGTGACACGCTTGCATGTGTCAATAAGCGTCTTAATATGTGCTGCAACAGCTTTCTTACTTAAGACAAGATCAATTCTAGGCGTTGGCGTCCACTGTTTCCACCACTCAATTCTAGGATCGCTCGGAAGGACAGAAAGATTTATTGATCTTGCTAAAGCGACTCTACCAAGTGCGAAGTGTGCTTTTTCGCCCAGATGCCATGAACCTTCAGGACATTCATCGACATCTGTGACCGTGATGTCGTCACCTGCGATGATGATGCCTTTAGACAGTCCTGTTGATCGACTCGATAGAAATATAGACACATTAGATTATCTGCGCCTTGAATCGATTTACAACATAATCATCAACCAGGAACAAGCAGCGTCTTCCACGCTGACGTCCTGACTAATTACGTTTTGTCAGCAGGAAGACTTGTCTTGGAGTACTTCTGGAGCAGTTTCAAATCTGTCTGTATCTTTGAAGTTACAGACTTGATCGAACCTTGATTTGTAACATTCAAAAGGAGCGTTGTTGTGAAGTTTCCTAATTTCATTGAATGTTTGACAGACATGACTGTGTATGTATTGTCCAGCGTCGTTCCTGTGCCAAAGTCTACGAAGTACGTCTGGCCTCTGTTCACTATAGGCATGCCTGCCATCGTAATCGTTAGAGTTGTGGGAATAACGAACAGATCTGCGTCAATCCCAGGAAATGTTCCAGCACCTGACGCACCGCCGCTATTCTTAATACCACGAAGTAGGTTGATGTTTGCAAGGTCACCGGCCGCGGACGAGCTGTAACTTGCATTTGTGATCAAGGATCCCTCAGTTCCGATCCTCAATGTAGGTATAGCAGATGTTATGATCTTTTTTGCTTGTGCTCTATCAAGAGAGACTACAGACGTCGGATCACCAGCAGTCTTTTCTGACTTCAGGATTTGAATTTCTTTACCCGTATTAAAGATTCTAACAATTCCGCTGTCCTGCTGCATAATTGATGAAATTAGGTTTGTTCCGCGATATCCTGTGTTGGCATCATCATAAATGAAAACATTTAGAATCTGTTTAATGCTTCCACCAGACATGACATTGCTAACTTCGGTATGCATTTTGATTCTGGGCACTGTGAATTTAGGCTCGAATCCGACACCAAGCCCTTGTTGCGCTTTAATTTCATATATCTTTGCAAGTTCGTCTTCGAATATCGCCTGGATTGCTTCTCGTTGTGCGTTTGTTGAGTCACCAGAAGCTGCGTCATCTTCAGCAAGTTCTTTTTCTGCAATACTTTTAGCTATCAATGCTTTTTTTACACCATAAGGCACAGCAGCTGCATTATTCACGAGCTTAATCAGCTCCTGTGCAGCTTTTTGTGAAGTCATTTTGGGTTTTATGAGTGCGTCAAGCACGTCTGGTATGATGAATGGGAACGCACCGATGTTTATTCCTCCCATTTTCCCAGCATGATCATTAAAGTCAAAAGTTGTGACTCTGATTTCATCGTAAACATCTGTCAATGACATGGGGACGGTAAAACATCGATAAAACGCATCTCCGAATGTGATAGACGGACCTATGATAGCTTCTTCAGTCGGAATTTCACTTGGCCCCTTGGCCTGTGTTACAGTGACATTTCCTGCATCAATGAACATGTCATCTAAAATTCCAACTAGATAATTTGTTACAGTGCTAGGAGTGTCTGGCGTTCCTCCGTAGACAGCATTGATGTAAGGTGACGCCTGTATAGAACCACCCGATAGTGCCAAACGCATTGTGTCACGCAAATATTCGGCTACGTTGGGAGGAGTGACAGGTGCGACTTGTTGTGTCGTTGGAACCGTTCCATTCAAAACTTTTGTGTAAAAATCTACAAGCTCAGACACACTACCCTGGCCGCCCTGTATGCTATCAATCATGTCTGTAAGCTTGCGATAATGATCGTATAGGATCCACTTGTCAGATGATTCCCAGTTACTTAATGACACGGTTTGCTCGTATGCACCGATAAATTTTTGCTTAGGTGGCTCACCATCTTTTGCACGTTCATCGATGATTGTGAAAAGCTGATTCATCTTGGCGCGAATCAGCTCATAAGAGACAAAGTCACCCGTGTAGATCGAAGTGCTAGATGCGATGTATTCACCCAAGCCTGTTAGTTGGATTCTTATGCTCAAAGATGTTGCGTCTCTGTTGCTAAATGAGACCGAACTGACGCAGAAAATCTGCTTATTACGCAGAGCATTTAAAAATTTTGAGTAAGGATTGACAGAGAACAGATTGGAATCAGGATGCGACCACCCCCACTCAATTTCTGCCTGGACTGTGGGATACACGCCGGGCGAGACAAGAGGTGAAAGTTCTGCTAAGCGTGACTTATCATGCAAGACAATGGAAATGTCAATTTTAGTGTTAGTTGTCATGAAGTTCTGGCTTAGTGCAGAAACATCAAAATTGACGCTCTCGATTGAAGCAAGCGGCTGCATAGGATCTAATGCTGTTATACCCCTATTTGACTTGTAGTTTCCTGACGTGTTGATGCTAGGCCTGATTAGCGTCTGTGGCGACTGGAACAATTCCATACCTGATACCGTCGTGTTCAGTTTAGAACTCAGCTTTTCAATTGGTGACACGATTGTTGCATCAGGTATGTCTGTGCCGCCAAGAAATGATGATGGCTGGTTTTTACGAGTTGCACCAAGGAATGATTCAAGAACCAAAAAAGGCATCTTGACTCTGCCATCATTCGGTATGTTTTGGATTAGGCGCATGTTGAAATAAGGAACACACTTTGACAATTCAACAGCTGGGATCAAGTTAGAAAAAACTGCGACGTATTCAGCTCCACGAGCGCTAAAATTATTTGATTGTCCTGTGTCAGTGATGCATATGTGGGTGATATCACTTTGCTTTTTACCGCTTGACACGCCTGTGAGAATTCCATTGTAGAAATCAGACGGTCCTATGAGTTGCACAGATCCAACACCCAGTACGCTTGTGTCTTTTTTCTTCCCAGCAGAATCTTTGCTTGCCTCGTCAGCAGCACTTTCGACATCTGCCTTTGGTGCAGGCGCCGACCCAATCAAAATCTCACGCAACTGCGACAGGCGTTCCTGTTGTAGGGCTATTTCCTTGCTCGCATTATTTGTGATTTCTACGGTGCCAGCTGATTGGATTATTACATCATTGATGTTGCTTGTCCGTGACAGGTAGAGATAGTTACGAAGTGTTTCGGCGGCCTCATAGAGTCGACTTTTACAAGAAACACCGAGTTTTGTACTTGATACTTTAAAAATGCTGCCAAAGCTCATGATCGCATCAGCTCATAGATTGTGTTTATATCAGATGGAATTCTAACATACGTGCCTGGTGTGAGTTGCATACTCCAGCCTATCCCTGATGCTGCTGCAATTATCCACCACAGCGATGCGTCGTTATAGGCTTCAAATGCGAGAACATCCAGCCTCTTGTTAGAACCCAACTGGACTACGTTAGACGGTACTTCTCCAGCGTCAACAGCCCGATAGATTCTAGACGACAGGTCAGACGTAGTATAGAATTTGTTATTGATTGTAGGTTGAAAGAAATACCTGCTAGTCGACATGTTTCACACTCAGGAGGGGCGCATAATGTTGCTTAAATTAAGCTGTGGTTCTCTACCATAGACTTCGAAACGTTCTCTAGACTTGCGCCCGAGGTCTCTGTGCTGATCACCTGCGACGAGACCCATGCTTCCCACGTTATAGTTTGGCGCTCTATTTGCACCGTAAACATCAAGTCCTGGGCTGATGTCATGAATTGGATCAAAATTGACGGTAATCTTGCATGCCATGGGTGCCCTAGAATTCCACCTCGTCTCCCACACAGTTGTCTGGTCCAGCCAAGTAAAATTCATCGACGTTATGACGCCCGCGAGACCTCGGCTCATCGAGTCTTCCATGGCAAAAGTTATAGCGTTGTTTGCAGGTGACGTGAACTGCCGCATAAAACTTCCTAAGAATTCTGAGATAAGTGACGTTGAACTTGCTGAAATACCCGCTGCCGATAGGCTGGTATTTGCTGCAGACGATGCAATCTGGCCGCCTACAGACAGAAATGAACCTCCCTGGCCTATAAACATGAGACCTGCAAGAAATGCGCTAAAATATCCATCTGGATCAAAAAGACATTGGTCAAGAGTTACTTCACATGTTGCTCCTGACTGCAATGAAGTAGGATCACGCGGGTATATAAAGCTATTAGAAATCGGGAAATCAAGGCCTAACGTAGAGCTAATTGCTACCTTGACTCCGATCGGAGATCCTAGATTTTCAGGATCTGTGCGAGCTGACGGGTTGTTAGGTAACGTTCCGTCTGCAAGTGCTTGAACGTCAACTTGAACAGGCCTTGTTATCTTAACATAGGTATTTTTCCCATCTTTAGTAAAGACATAGGGTTCTGCTCTTGGTTTAAGAAAAATCTTTCCATTTAAGGCGTTATTCAAAAGCGACACACCAAAATCGCTGCTGTTGATCGGTACAGTGCTCTTAAAATTCATCATTCCTGGCAAAAGAGGATTCACGAAACCATTCTTCAAGAAATAATCTGCTGTATCGTATGCTAGAGACTCAGCAATCGATGCTGCGCCTGTTTGTATTGCATTTAGAGTTAGAAATTCTGTAGGCGCACCAATAACTGCAAGCAACGGGAACAGTGCTACATTTGTAAAGACGTTGGTCTGTGCCGGGACACGACTCCTTGTCACTGATGAAAGTCCTGTCGTCACAAGTTTCTCTAGTCCTTTTATGTCCTCGTTCTTGAGACCGCCTGTTTCAGTATTACCAGCACCAAAAAGCCTTGATAAATTAAATCTTGAGTAATTACTCTTGATCACATCACCAATTCTAAGCCTGATGAGGGGCGAAGCGCCTACGACCTGACTAAAAGGTTGCTCAAATCTAAAATCTCTTGCCGATAAACCTGGGTTGAATTCAACATTTTGCGCAGTGACCAACGTTCCCTTTGTGTATTGGGGGTATAGAAGTGTAACAAGTTTATTGATCTTTGCCCACATCTCATCAAAATCATCTTCTGATGTTGAAACAACCCAGAAAGAAAAACCTATTGTCCTCTTTGTGTTGCTATAGTTTTTAACAGCATCAGCTCTTCCATATGTCTGTGTTGGTGAATAGTTTGCTGAATAGTTGTCTGTCAGTGAGTCGAGGAACGCATGTAAACCAATAAGTTCATTTGTACGCAAGTCGTGAAAATAGAATGGGACATACTCAGCATCTAGTCTATTTTCCAGATTGTTGACAACTTCTATCGGAATCCTACCGATATTTCTTGCTGATGCGTATGTCTTATCCTGCAGTGTAGTTGCGAACGCATGCTTGACTGGATTAGGCCCCTCAAGAACATAGTCCATGTCAAGTGATGCCTGTATGAGCGAAGGAGGAAGAAGTAATGCGCTTGGGATCGATCCATGACGCCATGCAAGCGCAAGTGAACTACGTGAATATGCGTCTCTGCTCTTCATCACGCGTGTGCCGGGTAGTGTCTCAAAAGAATCAATAGAGAAAGGAGTTAAAAGCTTTGTAGAATTTTCTTGAGGATTGACATCTTGCGAATCTTTTGCAGGCTCTTCAAGATGTGCTATCATGTAAGAATAACCAATTTGAGCAAAGACGTTTGCGATCCTAAGTGACTTTGATTTAAGCAAGTACGTGATAAGATTTGCGTAAAGTGTCGTGTTAGATGCACCCAAAGCATTCTCAATGTCTTCTATCAGCTTGACGCAGGACTTTGCCACGCTCTGCCAAAAGCCGTAAGACTGGGCCAGCCTATCCTGCGTACTTTGATTAACATTTGGAGCTGCAATAGTCCTAATTGCAGCTACATTTACAAAAGAGCTCGCAGGACCTCCGACAGGACCTGCAGCATTTGATTGATTGAAATCGATTCCAAAGTAAAGCATCACACCTGACTTGACGCATTGCTCAAACGAGAACCTGCCTGTGTTAACAAGTGCGATATTGGATATTGCACGAAGACTTGCTTTAGTCTTTGTCTGTGTTGTTCGTCCCATGTAGTAGGGCCCAAGGCCCATAGTCATGAGTGCGTTATCGCCTGATGTGTAATCGGAAAAATCATTGATAGTTCTTTGTATAAGAAAGCCTAAAGCAACTATTGAAATTGCTGCCTGATAGTAGCTAAGCTGTGCCTGCGCTTGTTGATCAAGCGACTCAGGTGCGAAAACAATGTCAGGCGTGTAGGTGTTAGTCGACGCGCGGCTATATTTTGCATCAGCTCCATCTCTTTGGACAGCTTCACCTGCACCGGCAAGCAGAGAATTCTCTCCTACAGTGGGAGCGCCGTATGACTCGCGCGGGCGGACTTGATCAGGAAAAAGTGAACTCACGATATTGGGATATTTTGAAAAGCTCTCTTCGTTAAATGATTCAAAAAATTCTGCGGGATTCAATGAGTCGTATGCGGTTGTTGTTGTATCCCAACCTGCTGCCTTTAGAAGCATGCTATGCGCGACCTCATGCAAATCAACAGCAGGAACCTGACGAGATGTATCTGTGTCACCTATCTTGTACTCGCCAGGTGACCTTTGAAAGTTAAGCGTCGTAGCTTCATCAATGTTTGAGCTAGTTTCAGCAGTTCCATCTGCAGAAGTCTCAACAAATTTTGCGTCCGATGCGCCCGAAACATCTGCATACTTGTTGTACTTTTTCAGCATTGAGAAGGTTGAAGTAACTACTTTTGACTGTCCCGTAACGAGATCAGAGCCCACATCAGCTGATTTTACGTCATCAATGAGGTCAGGGCCTGAGGGCGCTGGACCTGCACCCAACTTATCGATGATGGTCGTTACAGGGTTTCCTGACTCGTCAAAATAACTAGGCACTGCCGGGAATTCGCTTGAAGTCTTGAAAACGTCAACTGCACCCTGGTCCTGTGGTGCCTGGAGCGCGGCACCTCGATTTGATGAAGGCGCTTCCTGGAAGTCTGCGCCATTGATCGGGTATGTATTTCTCTCACCTGTCGTGATGTAGCCAAGATAGTCTGGAACTATTCCTGGTGTGCTACCAGCGTGTACCAGAGGCAGCCCAGTGTTTGGATCAGTTGATAGATCGTCACCCTCGTCAAGGTAGACGGCGCTATCTCCTGCTGACACGGTGTTGTTGTACGATATCGTGTTGATGCTTGGCAGGCCACGATCCGCTAGATAGTCTTTAAGCGTCTGCCTTGTGCTCATTGTCAGGCCTCTTAATACTAGGTATCTCGCCTATTCGCTCAAGAAGATGCTTGAGCGATTCCTCATCGCGCATCATCGATTCGTGATACGCACACGCGTTGTCTAGCATGCGCTGGACCTTGTCTTGAAATTTTATGATCTCAATCTCTAGTTGTGTCGGAGAATTGACGCTCATGGTGGTCACCTCATGTCAATCATCTGGAATGTGTATCTTGCAGCGACCCGGTCGCCGCGTGCAGGTAGATCAATCCCGCCACTGATCGCGTCAGGAAGGATTTTTGTTGTGATAAGATCTGCAAGCTCGCTAGTATCGAAATCGAGCTTGACCTTTATAGAAAGATCTCCTGCGGGTGAGGCACCCGTTGCCGCCGCGGGTCTGGCCGTTGGAGTTGCTTCTGGAGCCGCACCAGCTTCGGGTGTCCCTGACGCGGGAACTCGGGACCCGGGCTCTGCAGGTGTTGCAGTAGCGGCAGGTGATCCTAACCCTGCTGTAGCTGCTGTTATCCTTTCATCGAGCTTGCCTACAATAACATCTCTTATGGCGCCTGAATTTCCTGACTCTATCGCTTTGATTATACCATCAACGTCAGCGTCACTTAGCGCTCGACCTTCGCCGCCGTACTTCTCCTGGATGCGCTCCGCTCGAGCGCCGGAAGTGAGTCCGATCTGGTTTTTAAACATCTCTTCGACTTTAGTCGCTTCATTGAGACGTGCTGTCACATCTTTAGCAAGATCAGATTCTATCTTGTTGATTTCCTTTGCCTTGTCTTTGTGAAGATCTCTCAGAACATCAAATCGTGCTGCTGCTGACTTAATCGAAAGCTCCATGCTGGCTGCGGCCTCGGTACCCGCCTTCATCAGGTTCTTTCTAGTGTCATCGCTTAGGCCTGACATTGTTATGTCTGCAGACTCTCTCATGACTTTGAGGCCGTTGTCAAAAGGTTGCCAAATTTCAGGCACAGACCTCGGCGTCGCCGGAGCTAAAGCCGCAGGTATCTCTTTTTTGACCAATGCTTCTACTTTGTCTCTGAACTCGTTCAGTTTCTTTATTGCTGAATCTACGGAGACAGCAATACCATCTGACAATGATGTCGCCGCCGTTCTAATACCCGGGATTGCTTCTTTTGTCATATCGAGAATCGCCGTGTTCAGAGTGTTTGCAGCATCTGCAACTTTTGATGTTCCTTGTGTCAGATTCTTTGCTGCATCAAGCATCTTTGCCATGTTTTCAGGCTTCATGGCATCAAGAGTCTCTTTTGCCAGACCACCGGTCTTTGCTAGTTGCTCCGACAGCTTGTCTCCGACATAGTCTTGACTACTTGCAGCCTCCTCAATCTTATCTGTGATATTTCCTGTCGTGAAATCAATCTCTTCATTGAGGAGCGACTGCAGCTGTCTTACGCTATTAAATCCAAGCTGTTTAGACAGGTAGACCTGCTCTTGATGAGACAGATTCTCAAGTGTCACACCTTGATCAAGAAGGCTCTGCCTCATAGTCCTGAAGAACTCTTCCTTGTCCTCGTTTGCAAGGTAGAATAGTTCCATCGTATCCAATGTCGCGCCGGTGACAGCTCCGATATTTGCGATAGCCTGTGATGCGTTCTCAAAGGAAGTAAACTTACTTGTCACTGCGACAACATCTTCCATATCAAGACCCAGCTGATGAATTGCAGAAGATAGAGACGTCATCTGTGCGTATGACATGTTGCCAAACTTTTCAACATCTTTAATCATGCGCATCATGTCTTCGGCGACTTGGTCTGTCCCTAATCCTGTCTCCTTCGCTGCGGCAAGAACAGTCGCAGAAAACTTGTCAACCATCTCTCCTGAGATCTTTCCCGTCTTTGAGAATTCCTCTTGATACAGCGCGTTCATTGTCGTGATATCAAGGCCCAGGCCTTTCATCGCAAGAGCGCTTGTCTCTTTCATCCTGTAGAGTTGATCTTGTGATAGTGTAGTAGACGCTTCAACAGCGGCATTGAAGAGACGCGTGTCTGCCATCGCACCTTCATAAAATGCCTTACCTAGTTCAGAGGCATTTTCAAAGTAAGCAGTCACAGGTAAAGTAATGTCAACGCCTGCAATCGTCTCTCCCACCTTAATCTGGCGCTCTGCAAGCTCTTGCTGGTCGGCATATGCAGCTCGCTGGATGGCGAGTGCATTTTGTGTCATCTTGTCTGTTGCATTAGCCATGTTCTCAGACAAAAAGATGCTTGAGCCTACGATTTCAGATGCAAGTTGTCTAGGTATCTGTGAAACTTCGATAGAAGTTCCTACAAGCGACTTGTACAAATTGTTCGCCATTAGCTCTTGAGTAGCATAAAGTGTTGCATAGGCAGCACCTAGACCCGCGATCTGGTCTCTATGCTCATCGGCAGACTTTCCAGCAGCCTCGAGGCCTTGCGTGAAAAGTTTAATGGATTCTCGACCTAATTCGAGACCTTTTTGAAATGTACCATCGACAATATCGTCAAATTGACCCATCTAAGATGCCTCAATCATATTTATTCATCTTAGTCAGAACCTGTGATATTGGTGTATCATCATCTAGTTCAATGCCACCTGTCCGATTTGGAACAGCACGATTCATTTCTCTTGCAAGCTTGTCAATGAACCAACTGCGATATCTGACAGGTAGTTTATACAGATCAGAATAACTAAAGCGCAGTTGTCTCATTAAAAAGAAGAATTGGTTTAGAAATTCTTCTCTATAATTTTGATTAAGGCCAAAAAAATGATGCCCCAAGGGGAAGAGACACCCGTGCGTCAGATCGACACTGAACACACTTGAAACTGGCATTCATGTCGATGCCGGGTTCATTATCATTAATGTAGCTTCTAAGTGTCTTAGAATCAAGTGCTGGCATTGACCGGATAAAATAATTCAGCTTATTTCGATCTGTGATTCCGTCAATTGCAACGACGCATGCTTCAAGCCTTGATGTGATCACATTGTCAACCTGGATATCAGGCATTGCTTTTCTGCGGCGTTCAGCAACTGTTGCCTGCTCCTCTTCATCTCGGCCTGTCATAAACTTGAATGAGACGCGCTTCTTGGAAACAGGCAAGACAATCTCAAACTGATTCACACCCGGTGAAACAGGTTCAATTTTAAGACGCTTGATTGCAAGGTCTGCCAAGTCAAAATCATGATGTTGTTTTGTGTTGCATTCGGGACAAGAAACCTCAGCCTTGTATGCCGCACCGTATCCTGTGATTCTAACGGCGACAAGCAGTGCGTTTCTATCACCGCTTATCAGGTCACGAGCGTTTATATTCTTATTAATCATGCAGCTGTTAAGTAAATGCGTGAGCACGGTGCCCTCTTTAATGAGTGCCCTGCTCATAAGAATGTCTTCTTCCTGCGCGGTCATTGCCTTAATCTGGATAGTTTCTAGATTATGCAGCGCGCTGTTTTTTGGATATATCTTGCCGTTTGAAGGTAGCGGTATATTTTCAACGGGAATAGACCAATTAAAATCATCTTCTAGCGGATTGGAACGAGGAATCTGGTTAAATGCGTCGTTCGGTGTGACACCTACATCACTCTTCTTTGGCATATGAATATACTCCAAAGGTATTCTAGAGCGAACATCATGTCAGTAAATAAAAAACCGCGCACATAAAGGTGCGCGGTTTTTATTGTTTAGAGTTTAATCAGAACTGGAGAACGCAGTTGTCAAACCTGAGTGTGAGTGAAACTGACATGACTTCGTCTCCGCCGTAGTCAACATCACCAAACTTTGCGCCCTCAATAAACGCACCCTTGATGTCCCAGAGCTCCACGACAGTCCCAATAGGATCAAGCATCTTGAGCTGGATATCTCGCTTGTAGAAATCAGCGTATCCTGAACGTCCCGATACAGACTCGTGATGAGTGCGAATCCACTCCATCACCTGCTGCGCACCTGAGGGTGCGATTGGATCGTGAAGGTCAACTGACATTGTGTCAAACTTGAGCTTTGATGAGATGTAACGCTGGGTGTTGATCCATGGAATTTCCTTGCTTCCCATGGTGAACCCAGGCCTAGCTGCCTTCCTAACAAGGAATGCATCAATGCCCTCGATTGCAAAGACCCAGCGATGCTTTCTCTTTGGTTCAAACTTATTAGGGAGCATGTCTGTGACTGACAGTGTCTCGGCCATTGTAAATCTCCGTTATCTAGTTACTAAATATCATTAAGTTGTGGAAGTCGCACTAACCACGAAGTCAATTGAAATAAACTCCGCAGTTCTCACCGGCTGGAGGAAGATCTTGCCTCTGATTGTGTTATTGTCGATATCAGCCTGTGTGGTTGTCGATGTGTCGATCACGACCTTGTAACGTGAGACGCCAAATCTGGACTGTGCATCCTGCATGATAGGATTGACAAGTGAGTTAAAACGGGCCAGTGTCGCCTGTGTGTTGGGCTCAAAGAGCAGAGAATTGGCAATTGCTCTAACCTTGCGCCTAATATCGATGAGAAGCCTTCTAACGTTGACTCTGTCAAGTGATGATGCTGTCTGGAGAAGTGTCTTCTGACCCCAGACGACTGTCTGCCCACCGGAGCTTAGCTCGACAATCGGATTAATGTCTACACTATAGAGATTTCCTAATACTTCCGATGTTTCTGAAAGAGGGTACCCGAGACCACCTGCAATGGCAGGGATTCCACCTCTTGTTGTACCAGCGGGTGCATACCAAGGTGCGTATGTGTCATTCTTTGCGTATGCTGCGAGGACGGCCGCCGAGGGGGGCACGGTCACCGTGCCTGTTCCTTCTGGGCTCTGGACGGTGACGTCTGGGAAGTATGCTGCGGCGAATGATGTGTTTAGGCCTCTTGCAGCAAAATCGGAGATCGTATTCGAAGGAGAGATCTCCATGGCACTTGATGTCACGTAGCTGTTAAGCGTGTCTTTTTGCTGGATATCCATGAGATACAGAGCATCAAATCTATTCTCAACTGCGGAGATTGCATAATTTGTGATGGTGGGCAACCTTATGCCAGGAATTGCCAGAAGCTGCATGTTAACGTCTGCCGTGCTTCCCATGATGTCAATCGCCTTCTTGTAAGCAGACACCGTTGAGCCATTGACACCGCCTTGATTTGCAGCATCATCAATCTCTCTGGTCGCGGCAAGATCAGTTAACGAGCGCTTCTGAGAGTCAAACATGTTGACACCGTCAAATCCACCTTGCAAGAAGAAGGTAAATGAGACGTTAGGACGATTGTTTGATGGTGCTGTCGTGAGAAGGTCTGAGACTTGCAGCGCTCTCGTCTTATTTGCGGCATTCGGTGTGATTCCACCCTGCCTGACATATGATGCTGACGCCCAATTGATTGCCTCAAACTTGCCTGATACATCGCCAAGCGCGCCTGTCGTGACCTGGATGTTCTCAATTGTGAACAAGTTGTTGGCAAACGAGTCAGCTGCTGCAGAATTATCGATGTAGAACTTCTTTCCAGATGTGTCATAAGATGGAAAGAAGTTGATAAAGCTTGCAATTGACTCATTCGTTGCGGTTGAAGCATTTGGCTCGGTAAGGCTTGTCACATCCTTAAAGTAGGTTCCCCACGAATAATCGCTATTGACAATGTCACCTGTGTCTGTGATCTTCTGTCTAACTGGCGTGGGAGGAATTGAGGCTCGCTGGAGGATATCTGTGTTTCCTGCGAGGAAGTTAGGATCACCTGCGTCAGGTGTTGCAAGTTGGCTACCTGACGTGAAGGCAAAGCCATAACCTCTGAATCCTGCTGGAATTGCGTCCGTGGGTACGTTGCCTGCGATAAAGTCACTTGAAAGCTCAACTCTAATGTAGTTGTTATTTACTGGATAGTCGCCTTCAATGGCAATCTTCTGGCTTCCTAAGTTTCTATCAAAGTCAAAGTAGATATTCTGATCGCCTATGACTGATGCGATGTAATTTGAAGAATTTGGATCAAAGGTAAGGCCTGAGAAGCTCTTGAGTGCCTGCGATGTGTCATCTGCATCAACATTCCTTATCGCAAGTGTGAATGTCGGATAGGGATTTGCAGTCGTTGCAGGTGAGAGATCGCTAATTGTGACCTTAAGATTCTTGCCAAGATCGGGAGCATAGTTTGTGTCTGCTGCGAGGCCGTCAGATATCGAGTGCACTCTAAAGAGATCGTATCTAACACCACCGAAATCCTGCGAGATCACAAAGGGTGACTTTGCGTGATCGAATCTGTCACTAAACTGCTCAAAATTCGGTGTCGATGCGTTCGATGTATTTCTGCCTATCGATGCAGACGTTATGAATACTGCGTCCTGCTTTGTCGCATCATTTGTCGAGGTGGCATTTGAGAGGATTCCGCTTCCTGTGATCGCTGCGACGACGGCCGGGACGTCATAGAAGGAATACAGGAAGTGGCCGCGCTCCTGGAACTTGAGAGGATCTCTATTGAAAACTTCTGGGAAGTAAGATCCTGCCGTCGTCGAGAGAGAGGCAGTTATAACGTTAGGATTGTCGACGGTTGAAGTGTGTCCGTTGAGGAGCATCACGAAAGTCTCATCAGAGAAGCTTATGGATCCTGTCGTCGATGAACCCTCAGCAGCTACTGCTGTAGGCTGGTTCGATGTGTTAGAGTTGCCTGATAGGGCCAGAGAGACGCCAGACGGGGTCATGATGATACCCCTGGCTATGGGTATCGAGTTAGCAGATGTCTGCATTCCTGCAGAAGAGAAGTATGTCGAACCTGCAGATTCTGACATGTAGCAACCCAGGACGTATGTCCTACCTAAGACGCCTCCAGTTGCAGCATAGGGATTTGACCCAACAATACCGCTAGAACCGACCTGTTGCTCTCCGACAACGAATCCTGCCCGATTGACCGAGCCGCCTGCTATGCGCTTGAGACCGTCTCCGACACCTAAGACTCTAAGGTATGTTGCGTTAGTGTTGAGCGCACCATTCAGCCACATGCTCACCGCAATGGGACCAAATCTGTCTCCGCTCTCGCCAAAGATGCTGGTGAACCCGTTTGCGTACGAGCTGAACGTGAGTGGCACGTATGCGGGACCCGCGGCTGCTGTCCCGACGACACCCGCCGGAACGCCTGTCGAAACTCTGGTCGAAACGGCAGACGTGTCTATCTCTGTGATGGTTACGCCGGGATATGGTAGTGCAGGCATATTCTCTTAACCTCTTATATTGTAAATATTAGACAAACTCGACGCCTTCATTAGTTATGATAAAGTCAATCGCAATGTATTCGACTGCCTTTGTCGGAACGATGATGATGCGCCCATTCAACTTGTTTGCCTCGATGTCGGTCGCCGTGTTGTTAGACTCATCCATCACTATCTTAAAGCTGTCAATTCCGCTCTGGGACTGGACAGTTGCGAAGCGAGGTGTCAAAAGACTGACAAATCTTGAACGCGTGGCCGTGGTGTTAGGTTCGAATACAAACTGGAGACCCACCTCAGTGACGATCCTCGCAAGCTCAATCAGCAACCTTCTAACATTGACACGATCAAGCGCAGTCCTTGCAAGTTGCAGAGTCTTCTGTCCAAAGATGACGAAGCCAAGCCCTGGGAATGACGTGATAGGATTGATTCGAGCGTCGTAAAGGTTGTCTCTATCGGCACTTGACAGTCTAACTGCAAGATTAACGACACTTGTCAGTGCTGCACGATTGAAGCCGGCAGGAGCATACCATGGGAATGCCTTTGAGTCGTTCTGTGCGAGAGCACCCAATGCAACAATTGATGCAGGAACCCTGATTCGCTTGCTTACTGTGACTGTTGTGTCATCGATGATTGATGCATCTGGGAAGTAAGTTGCGACGTAGTTGTTATTGATGTTCCTGCCCGTGAACTGCCGTATGGTGTACGTAACGTCAGGAAGAACATCCGATGTAAAGATTCTTGTTCCCGTGTCCGTGTATGCAGGAATATCCATGAGGTATATTGCTCTCGCAAAGCTCTTCGTCTCAGTTGCCGCGTAATTTGTGATCGAAGGCTCTCTGATTCCTGGCACGGTGACGATGTTGGCTCTTGAAGAGCCTGGATCTGTCATGATGTCAATTGCTGTCTTGTATGCACTGACAAGCGCGTTGGAGTTACCCGCGGCAAAATTGTTCGCTGCAATGTTGAGGCCGATATCTGGGCTGGCAACAGCTTTGCCACCTGTCTCAGAAGAAGTCGCCTTATCATTCATTGCAGCCATGTCCTTATCAAGGATGTTGAGACCGTCAAATCCTCCGTAGAACATGTTTGTGAACTTTATGTAAGGCGAGAATCTATTGAAGATAGATGCTGATGGGATCAAAGCAAGAGTGCCCAGGGTCAACCTGTCTGAGATTGATGCGTCAGATATTGTGTAATCTGAGGGATCTGGAACGGCGTTCCTGATGTAGATCGCATTCAACATGTGTTGATCAAGCGTGCCTGTCAGGTTGTTTACTGCTGCTGCCAAGGCGGATGAACCGCCCTTGGAATTGTAAAGAGCGACGTTGTTAAGTGAGAACTTGTTGTTGTTCAGAGTGTCAGCACCTGAGCCGGTCATCAACGTGTCAAGCTTTGTAACACCAGCGAATCTTGCGAGAGCTGGAATCAAAGGATTCATGCTTGTAAATGAGTTTGGCTGGAGATACGCAGATGTGCCAAGTGTCCCAGACACTGAGGGAAATGATTCGAACTTGACACCCCAATATAGTCGAGAGTCTGCTGTCTCAGTGACACCTGCCTCACCTTGAAATGCGGGTGTTGTGTCAGTCGCATTCTGCGTCACCTTGTACCTAAGCGGCACGGGCGGCGTTATGGATGATGTCAGCGACTGGATGGTGCCACCTGCAGGAAGAACTCCTGCAAGACGCCTGCTAAGTGTGGGTAGTGATGTGTCTGTGAAACCATCATTCGTCTTTAGCGATGGGATGCCGTGAAATCCGAATGGGAGAGCTGATGATGGAATCGAACCCATTTCAACTTCCTGTGACATCACAATTCTTACTCGCGAAGAGACATTTGGGCGGCGCCCAGAAGACACAAAGTTCCTGTCAATTGGATCTATCGTGTCAAAGTTGAAGAACACCTTTCTGTCGCCAATCTTCTTTGCGACATAGTCATCGCTCTGTGGATTGATAGAGCAATTTGAGTAACGCTCAAGGATGACTGGGCTTGTGTCCGAATCGTAGAAATCACGAATCAGAACATCAAATGTTCCGTAAGGATTAGCACTATCAGTTGAGCGCTTCAGGTTTGCGATTGAAACTTTGAATTGATCGTTTACTGAGTGACCGTCTGCGAGAGTTTCAAAGTGGAAGAGGTCGTAAGTCTTTGTACCGAAGAGCTGCGATATGAACGCCGTTGTCCTGGCAGGTGAGTACCTTGAGTCGAATCTACCAAAAGCGTTCAAGAATGTCTGTGTTGTGTCTCCAGAAGTTGCCGAAGTTCCGCTTGATCCGGAGAGAATTGCAACGCTTCCAGCATCTGATGATACCGTTGCGAGCTCAGCCTCGACTGAAAAGTCAAGGTAGAGAAGGTGTTGCTTCTCTTCAAATAAGTCGGGTGAAGTATTTAGTACTTTTGTAATGTAATTCTGATCATTTGGATCGAATGATGCCGTGTACACCTTGACGCCTGTATAACCGTCAGTTGACCCAAATGCTGCGGCCGAAGAGGAGATAACCAGCTTGAAAGCCTTGTAGTTGTCCTGTGTTGGGTCTGTCTGAATTGTCGCTGCGTCATCTGCGACGTTTGCAGGACTATAGGCTTCTCCAAAGCTCATCACGTGGCCGCGTGTGCCTGTTGGGAAGAGCAAGACGCCTCTAACAAGATTTACATTTCCACCACCACCCAATGTAACACTTGTGCTATCATTGTTGGCAAAAATCGGATAAGCATCAGCCGTGTCCGTGGTGACACTGTGCTTTGCAGCAAGTATCTGGACACATCCTACAGCACGACCATCTGCAGCAGAAGATGGGCTCTTAATGACAAATCCTGCACCGCGTGCAGTTCCTTGGCCACGTGTCTGCGTGATGTCTGCTGCAGTTGAATTGGTGCCGGCGCCAAGTGTCCTAACGAATGTTAATGCCTGTCCGTAACGAAAAAATTCCTGTGCAGCGTAGTATGTCTCATTGAATTGGTCTGATGTTCCAAAGAATCTTGTCCTAAACTCTGATAACGACCCAACAGTCGTTGGGAGGAATGCAGGACCAATCGGAGAAGTTCCAATCACTCCTGCGGGCGTTGCTGTTATCCCGGCTGGTGTTGATACAGAGAGATCAATCTCGCTTTCAAAGAATCCAGGAGAGCGATAGGTTATTTCGGCCATTGTTGTTTCACTCACACTTCGGTTATAAATATCCCATCACTTTGAAGAAATCTCAAATCTTCTCATCCTCTGTGAAGGTCACTTTTCTTCCGGTGATAACCTGCTCACCGGACCTTATATCTCTATATATTATCCTCTGGTACTCGTTTCGCTTCCCTGTTGAGACAACTGCCTTGACACGATCTTCTCCGCGTAACAAGTGAGGCTGTCCAGCATCATCAAGATGTGTCACATCTGTCAGGATGAAACGATTAAGCTTCGCATCAGCTGTGGGATTAACAGGCTCCTCAGCAATTTGAGTCCTTGCGTCATAGATTCCAAACACGACCTCGGGTGCTGATTGGAAGGTCCTAAATGGTGTCTGGAGGCCTGGGTGCCTCGGTGCAAGAATGTATGCAGGAACCTTTATGTCAAAACTGTACTTGATGATTCTCTCATCGTTTGTATAGTCATCAAAATTGTCATTATTGCCAAATGGTCCCTGAACAAAGGCCGTGAACTTGTAACCGCTAGTTGATTCAATTTGAAATTCATGTCCTTGACCATCAAATTTCATCATCATTGATTCAAGCAGCTGATTCATTTGTGACATGTATTGTGTCCAAAAGACAACGTTGTAAGTCAAGCCAATAAATTGTGGATACGGTATCGTGATGATCTCAAAGATGTTTTGTCCTAAATTGGCTTTATCAAATGGTGTCTCTAGTCGACCCGATCCGTATGCCGTTGCAGGACCATTCCTACGTGTCGATATGGTGCCCGGCTGGACAAACTTCCCAGGAAACGTTGAATTCTCTATGAAGTGTTGCCTTGCAGAGACGTTATCCTGATTCTTGATTGACAACTTGTTTATGATGTCCTGGTAACCTCTGTCATTTTCAGATAGACGCTTTTTTATGACGTAATCGGCAGGTTGCCTGAAGGATATCGCAGTTCCGCCCACCTCAGCCTCATTCTTATGACCGATGCTTGTCCTCTTGATAGCAATCAGAGGTAAGATCAGGGCATTATTCTTGTCTCTGATTGGCTTCATTCGTTTTGTCAGAGCAAAACGCTCACCTGCTGCAAAGACGACGGGCACTTTTGTTGTCTGCTCGTTGACCTTCACCTCAAAGGCAAGCCTCTTGTCAAATAGGTTGAACAGCGCACGGTCGACGTCTTCAATGCCACAAGGTGGTATGCTAAAGTCTTCTGGGACGTTGAAGCCCTCGTAACCCTTTTTTAGTGTCTCTTTCTCAGGCATTTTCAGCTCTCATCATAGAATGCGGAGCCGACACCGGGAGGATCACCAGCAGGTGAGACTTCGGCTGGTCCGCTGAGTGGTGGATCAAGAACACCGTTCTTCTGGAGATCTCTAACGTCTCCTGTGATACCCAACTTATTCTTCTCAAATCCGCGCTGCTGCACGTATGTTGTCTGAACTGCGTCGGGATCTGAGTAGTCTTCCGACGTGGGACCGAATACCTTCGACCTGAATTGCCCTTTTCTTGCCTGCTTACCCGTGACAGTGATGTAATTCTTGTGTTCAATCTGGCCGTAGATGACATCTGTCCTGGGTGCTTTGATCACTTCAAAGAATGTCTCACCGAAGCTAAAGAAGTCACCCTCATGAACCTCAATGCCCTTGTCAAGAAGGTCTCGATACTGGAGGTAACACTCAATGGAGTAGTACTCTTCTGAGCCGAATCGATTTGTCCTAACATCTTGTGGTGAGTACTTGACAAGCGCATCGATCTCAATCGGGTTCTCAAAGATCTTGTCAGGTGACTCCTCGTAGACATCGTGAACCTTTGACTTGATGTTGCTGATTGAGAAGTAGTAAATCTTTTGACCTACAACATCCTTGATCAACTCCTTGCCCAGGTCATTGATGTAGTTTATCTCTCGCTCAGAGAGGAAAAGCCTTCCCATGTGTCACCTACCCAGTGATGATTGCCATTCCGTTAGGAACAGGAATCTTCGAAAGTTGTTTAGTAAGATTCTCTCCTCTTGCCACCGCGTTCTCAATAAGCTTGTCATATGTCAGTGTCTCAAGCATTTCCTTGAGCTTTGTAACAAGCTCTTTCTTGTCCTCACGACCTTTTGAAGTCAAGTCTCCGCCGTTGAGTGTCACCGTGCCGCCTGGTATAGGAACAGTCGTGAACTTGTTTCTAATGTATCCTAACTGCTCCATTGACAATGCAAGTGTGTACTGTCTTATCCACTGGAGGCCCATGCTATTGATGCGCCCATATGTCAGATTTCCGAAAGGTATGTTTGAGAGGTTGTTGACGCCGTAGATTGTCTCATCGGTGAAGCTGGGGTTCGTCGGATTCTGCCAATACTTCACACGTATGTACAGCTTTCTTGCAAGATTTGGCGTGTTAGTAGGTGTCGGGAATATCCTGATGTTTCTACCCACAACCTTGTAGGAGTAGTTTGACCTTCTGACCCTGTTTGAGAGATCAAGTTGGCCCGCTCTTAGAATGTCCTCGAAGACTGGGAGAACGTAGAATATCGTCTCAGGAGTGAATGACTCAAACGTGAACTCGTTGTTCAGATAATTGATCGCTGACGTTGTGTCAAAGAATCTGTATGCTGCCTGTGGGTTGAAGTGAAACACCTCCATGACGCGCATCTTAGTCTTGGGCGACCCAAATGATCCTGAGTTTAGAAGTGGGTTTCCGCTTGCATCCTTAAGTTCGGTGTAGATGTTGTAGTCTTGCCTGCCAGGTTCAAGGTCAATAGAGCCGGAGAACATGTCATACGACCCGCCGAGTCCTGCCTCAGACGCATATGGGTCTGCAAACCTTGCCAGGTACTCAAGGCTCTCTCTAGGAAATGCCGTCTCAAGTCCTGATTGTGACCCTGTCGAGTAACCTAGATAGGTCAACATCGTCGACTTGGCCTGGTATTGATTCAGTATGTTGCTATATTCAAAGCAAGCTTCTTCTAGATTTGCCCAAATCTGCTTCTTAGTCAACTCAACGCTAAGGATGTCGTCACCTAGCTTTCTCTTCACGAACGTGATCATCTTGTCTGCGTCTGTCTGAAATGACGTGTCGGCGTCAAATACACCAAAGGGAGTTGGATTTGAGGTTTGAGCAAACGTTGACATGGCACCACCTAGTCATAATTATCACGAATTAGAGACCTAAGACCCACCCCTCCTTGCTTTTGACAATTCTATCGCCGCAAGTTGACGCTTTGCTGCAGCTTCGGACCCATGAGTTCCAAGGCGTCTGCCCCCTTTCTTGGGGTAGACCACCCATTTATCACCGACTTTTCGTATCGTCTCTCGTATTAGAAGTCTTAGGATGTGCATGACACGCTCTACATGACTAATTATTCTTCAACGAGAAACAGATCAAGCGCCCTTTTTAAGGGGCGCTTGATGTCTGTATTTCTGAGTCTACTTACTGGAGATCTTTTTCTGCGAAGAACTCGATAGATCCATCGGGCCATCTAATCTTGATAGACTTTGCACCGGCTTGATCGCCAATCCAGACGATTGTGCCAGTCTTGCCTGATCTATCAATGGTGCGATCAACCTCTAAGACCAGCGCTTGCTTGACAACCTTTGTGTCAGAAGCAGTTACAGGCTTACTAGCTGACTTTGACATCTATCAGCTCACAACAGGTGTTGATGTGTTACCAGCAGCGACGTTGTGTGCTGCGAGGATGCGCCAGTAAGATCCGGTCCACAGGAGCTCGACTGTGTCACCAATATTTGAGAAGACGACCTGATTTGTACCTGCGCTGAATGGTGTTGCAATTGTCAGTGTTGCATCACCTGCATCAACTGACATCATGATCTTCTTGAGTTGGCCTGCTGCAGTTCCGTTTGCGAGTGTGATTGCGGCAGCGCCTGTTGTCACGACATAAGTCATGTAAGATGTGACGCTAACTGCGCCTGCATCCGTGCGTGTGTCAAGTGCTGCGTCAGGAATGAATCCTGCAACAAATCCGCCATTTGTAAGACCTACTGACGTGTCAAGTTCAAAACCTGACCCAGTCTCCTGTACGAGACCCTTTGCTGCTGTATATACGACCTTAGGCATGTGAACCTCCTATGCTCCGAATGCTTCCAATCCCCTGTCGGTGTCAGGTGTTCACTGGATTGGGCCTAATGATAACTATCAGTAATAGCTAGATAAATCAACCGTTTTCACAGCCTTT